TCGACCGCTATGTACTTCACGGCGGCGATGGCCGTCTTCAACTGGTGGAGTTCGCCCTGGCTCTCATTTAGGGCGATCTCCGCCTGGAGCTTTTGCTCCCGCAGCTCCGTCTCCTTTTCGGAGCGGTTTTTACCGTATGCCTTATCGCTCAAATACTGGACGTAGCTCTGAATGGTGGGGACCAAATCATACCGCCGCCCTTCCACCGTGTCGGTGGTGGGGAGTACCCCCTCTTGTGTAAGCTGCTGAATCCGCCGGACGGTTACGCCGAAAAGCTGGGCTATAACCTCAACCCGGTACATTCCCATGTTTGTCCCTGCCATCTGTCTGCCTCCGTTCGTAGGGTGCGGCCCCGCAGTCCTGGTTGAATGGGATAATCTCTGAAAAGAGCCGGATGTAGGCTCCTACTAAATCCCGGTCAACGGTGACCACCGTGTTTTCGCTCCGGGGGTTCGTGTTAATGTTTGCGCTGCTCTCAATCAGGCAATCAAACCTTTCCCCTTCAATGGCCATTACTTTGGAATGGTTTCGGAAAATGACCAGCCGTCCGCCGCACTCTGCAATAAATTCCCTGGTTGCGGCGTAGACGTCCGGGTAACTGCCCTTGAAAATCTCGCCCATGAAAAAGTCAACTCTGCCGACAAGGCCCTTTTCGTGCCACTTGCGTAGGTCGGTAACGTCCTCCCCGGCCATGCACCACGTTGAAATGGCGGCGTATTTTATGGGCTGCTGCCGCAAAACCATTTTGAAAAAGGAAAAACTGTCAACGTCTCCAAAAGAAAAGCAATGGTAGCAATCCCCTTCCCGGAAATGCCAGGAGGGCATGGCGTCTTCAAGGGCTTTTTCGGATGCCGCCTTGCGCCAGAGCTGTCTTGCTCCCATCCTGTGGGATACCTTGATGCCGCCTTGCTCCGGGGGCGGCGTCTTCTTTGCGGCCTCCGCCTCCGAGGAAATACCGAGGGCGGCTCCCAGGTCGAAACCCTCAAGGCTCAAGTTATCAAGTTCAGCCATTGGAAAGCACCGCCTTTTGCCCGGTGTAGGTTTCCCACCGCTTCACTATGACGTCAACGTTGCGGGGTTCAAACTCCATCATGTAGGCGGTCCGACCTAATTGCTCCGCCGCCATCAGCGTGGTACCGCTGCCGCCGAAAAAGTCACCAACGGCCCAGCCGGGTTTGCTGGAGTTGTTCATCAAGCGGCCCACCAGGGGTATTGGTTTCATGGTGGGGTGTAGCTTGCTCTTTTGCGGCTTTGGCTCATAGTGGACGGTGGTGAGGTCCTTGTACTGCCGGATGTAGTCCTCAATAAAGGCCAAAAGCTGCTTCTTGTTCATGGCCTTAAAATCGGTTTCATCCTCCAGGAGGATGGTGTCCTGCTTGTGGTCATTGATGAAATAATGGGCGGCTCCCTCTTTCCATCCGTACAAAATCGGCTCATGCCGCCATTGGTAGTCCTGCCGCCCCAGCACAAAGTGCTGTTTCTCCCAAATCAGGACTTGCGCCAGCTTTAGTCCGGCGTCGGTGTAGGCTTGCCGGAAAGGGAGGCCGTTGGTGTCCGCATGGAAAACGTAAATCCCGGCCCCCGGCCTCATGGCCTCGCTGATATTCCGAAACGTGGTAAGGAGGAAATCATAAAACCCGGTTTCGCTCATGCGGTCGTTTTGGATGGTGCTTTCCGGGCGGCATTCGTCCGTCCGAAACTTTTTTAGAAAGTCAACCTTTTCCCCGTAGTCAACGTTATAGGGCGGGTCCGTGATCACAAGGTCCAGGGCCTTACCGGCCAGGAGCCGCCTTACGTCCTCCGGGTCGGTGCTGTCCCCGCAGAGGAGGCGGTGGCGTCCGAGCCTCCATAGGTCGCCGGGGCGGGTTTCGGGGACCTCAATCTCCGCCGCCGCCTGTTCGGCGTCGTAGCCGTCCTCTGTGGCCTCCGGCGGGATGTCAAGCTCCTGGATTAGGTCCTCCAGGTCCGTCCGCTGAAAGCCGGTAACGCTAAAGTCGTAGCCCTCCAGGTCAAGCTCAACCAACAAATCCTTTAGGATGGCGTTGTCCCACTTGCCTGTAATCTTGTTTAGGGCTATGTTAAGGGCCTTTTCTTTGGCCTTATCGGGTATGTCGAGGACGATAACCTCCGCCTCTGTATACCCTAAATCCATCATGACGGTGCATCTCTGGTGGCCCTTGATAATGGTCCCGTCGGCGTTTATCACAATGGGGTCGGCATAGCCAAACTCTGTTAAACTGTTGCGGATTTGTATATATTCCGGGTCGTTTGGGGTCAATTTTTTCCTCGGATTGTACTCCGCAGGGCGCAAGTCAGCGAGGTTTTTACGCTCAAATTTCACGGTCCGACCCCCTTTGCGTAACGAAACGCCTAAAAAATTTTCATTTTCAACCGAAAAAACATCGCGCCTTCCTCCGCCCCGCATGGGGAGGCGGGTCTGGAAGTACCTTCGCCGTTGGCGGGTGCCTCCCCTCTGCAGAGCGCAGTTCGTCCTGCGCTCCGCAAGGGAAGGGAAGGAGGGCAGCTATGGCATTGTGAACGTCGCTTGATGTTCACGCTCAAACGATAACACAAGTGAATGTACTCTTGTGTACTCGATTTGCCTGGGCTTGTATTTTCCCTATTGACTGCCCTGTATAACCCTTCTGTATGGCCCACAAATGCCCCGACAAAGGCCCTCAATTTAGGGGGTATAAATACCTTGCCTATGCCTCAAATAGGGGCGTTTTTTCCAAAAGAAAAAAGAGCCTTGCCTATGCTTCACGCCGTATACAACCCCCACCCAAATAGGCCCTTGCACACGGGGCCTTATATGGGGGCGACAAGGGGCCTTGTATATAGGGGGCTTTGTCCCTGGTAGCCAAAAATAAACGCCTTCCAAAAGCGGGGCCTAAAAAACCGGCTCCGCCTGGGGGCGTAAATGCAAGGGCCTAAAAATACGGTGGGGCTATAGCCCCTTGTTTCAAGGGGGCAAAAATCGCCTTTTGAAAAAGCGGGGTAAAAATGGGCATAGAAAAACCGGGAGCCAATCCCTACGATCAACCCCCGGCTATTTCCTCAAGCCCTATGATCTGCCGGACCTCGCTCATGCCCAGGAGGGCGTCAAGCCCCCGGTTGTAATACTTGGCGCATGGGGTCCGTGTTAAATATACGGTCCTGCTTATGTCCGCCCAGGTCTTGCAGTCTATGTGCCGTAATTCTAAAATGGTCCGCTCCGTAGAATCGGGGGGCAACCGCTCCAAAAGCTCCATGATCTCAAGGACGCTTTTTTCTGCCGCCTCCGTCTGCCGCTGAATTTTGGCCTCGATTTCCTGGACCGGGGAGGGGGGCATAAAGCCCCCCCTGTCAAGCTCCCGTTTCAATGCCCGGAGCCTCCCCTGCAAAATGGACCGCTTGTCTTTGGCTCTGTAGTATCGGGCGAGGTATTTCCTCAAAACCCGCCGCTCATTGGCCTGTGTCGTGTTCCCCGCTTTCGCCATGCCCTGCCTCCGTTTCCGGCTGTTCATGGGGTGCCAAAATGTAAACGTTGCCCCTTATAACCTTGAGCTTGTGGACCACCTTGCTCCTGTCGTCCCAGTCCCTGATCTGGAGGCCCCGGTCCTGCAAAATGCCGAGCATGGTGTTGATGGTCGCAACCAGGGATATGGTGGGGAGCTTAGTTAGGCCGGTTTCCGCCGCCTTTGCCTCAAGCTGCTTTTTTGAAATTGGGGCCTTGCCGGTCCGCCTCACAAAGGGCGGCTTTTTACGCTTCTTCCCCATCCTGCTGTTCCTTCTCCTTTCGTCTGGCGTCCTCAATCTGTTCATGGTAGAAAGAGAAAACATAGGCTTTCATGGCCTCGGTTGCCTCTTTCTCTGTGGCCCCGGCCTCAATCATTGAGGTATAGAAAATATGGGCCATTTCCGCAAAACCCCCGAGGGCAGCGATCAGGCCGTTTACTTGTTTATTTTCCGGCTGATTGCTCATTTCCTGATTCCTCCGTTTCCTTTTGTCTGCTTTGAATTATAGCCCTGCAAATGTTGGCGACTGATTCCTCAAGCACCACAAGTGCGGCAAGAATGAGGATAAAGGTCAAAATCGGGTGTGCCATCGCCCACGTCATAACCGCCGCCTCCCGTCGTCGCCGCCCAGGGTCGTTTCCTTGATAGCGAAACCGTTTGTAATTTTGTGCATGGCTTCATAGGGCGTTTTGGCGGCGGTGTCGCCCTCACTGTACCAAACAAAGGCCCCGGTTTCTGTCAGCCGCTTAATTTTGCCGACCTCGTAGCGGTCCCCGTTCTGGTAAATGATAAGTTCGCCCTCTCTGTATTCGTCCACTTTTATCCTCCTTCAATAATCCGCTGAACGTCCGCCGGGTAGGAAACGACGGCGGCGGTTCCCCCGGCGGCGTTGATCTTCTGAATGGTCAATTCCTGCAGCTTGGAAAGCCGACCGCCCTCCGGCCTCTTTACCTCA